ACTTAGACAACCTGTTGAAGGCAACCCTTGATGGGCTGGCTCACGCTGGCGTATATGAGGATGATTCTCAGATCGTTGACTTGAGAATTTATTGGGCCAATGACATTGGCGGAATGTTAAAAGTGAAAGTGAGCGAAGTATGAAACAAGAACCAGAATTGATCGACATCTTTGCAATGCTTGCGATGATGTCAATTTTGAATAAGGCAGGTAAAGGTGTTTTGCCACAAGACATTGCGCGTTCAGCATATGACTTTGCGGAAGCGATGATTGAAGAACGGGAGGATCGTGATGTTTGATATTTGGAACATTATCGTAATGACGTTTGCAATCACTGGCGCATTGTGTTGGTTGTGCATGATTTTGTTAGCTATATTTTTTTGGATGTGCCAACGTCCACCACAGGAGTAAAGCATGAGCGAAGAGAGAGACCCACACAAAGCTGTTGACTACATTTTGACTAACGGCAAGAAGTTTGCCAAGGCAAAGGCAGAGCGCGTATATATCGAAGAATATCGCAAGTCCCTCAAAGCAATTTTGCAAAAGCGATCAACCGAAACTGCAATCACAGCGCAGGAGCGTGATGCATACGCTCATCCAGAATACCAAGCATTACTTGAAGGGTTGCGCGAGGCGGTCGAAATTGAGGAGCGACTCCGCTGGGATTTGATTGCGGCGCAGGCTGTGGTGGAAATATGGCGAACACAGCAGGCAAACAACAGAGCTGAAGGAAAGGCCACGATGTGAACACCTATCAAAGCGTAGTGATGCACACCACTGGTTGGGTGTTGGTAATGCTTGATGGGTGGGAGATGCACACTCATTGGATTGCGTTGCTTGGTTTTGTTTTATTGTTTTATTCAATGTGGAGAATTTGCATGAAGACACCAGAAGATGAAGCGTTCGATGAGATAGAGAAAGCGCAGGGCTGGCGCAAGCGGCAGATTATGAGTCTGCGTACCAACATTGAATCATTCGATGAGTGGGATCACAGCCACAGACCAGAACAGTATTGGGTTGAGCGTCGCGCATATCTTGCGGGATTTGAAGCTGGTCGCCGTTTTGAACGCACAAAGGAATTAAATGACTGAACCAAAGACTTACACCTGCCAAGTGTGCAGGATTCAACCAGCCGTCAAAAAGACCATGAGCAATGGAGGCAAGATGATGTGGCGTTGTCAAACCTGCGCCGACCTCAAGAACCGATCTGGATTTACAAAAGGTAAGCAATGACCACGTTGAAAGAAAAGAAGCACATGAGTGCGGTGGCTGAACTGGGGTGCGCTGTTTGTCGCAGGATGGGCTATGCGGGCACCCCTGCTGAATTGCACCATCCAAGGCGATTGGCGGGGGGCTGGGGACGTTCTAGCCACATGAGTGTCATACCGCTATGCCCAGAGCATCATCGCGGCTCTACGGGCGTTCACGGGCTGGGCACCAAGGGCTTCGAAAAGCACTACGGGTACGACGAAGCCGATTTATTAAAAGAAACATTAGAACTTTTAGGAGTTGAAGCATGAGCAAAAGGATTGTGTGTTGGTTTAGCTGTGGGGCCGCAAGCGCCGTTGCCACCAAGCTGGCTATTGCCGAGAACGCAGGCAAGTTGCCGCTGGTCGTTGCATACACCGAAGTTATCGAGGAACACCCTGACAACAAACGGTTTCTTGCTGAATGTGAGAAGTGGTTTGGTCAAGAAATTTTGATTCTTGGCAATGACCATTACAAGCGGTCAATCTACGAGACCTTCAAGACCAGCGCGATGAACATCAGGGGCGCGGCTCCATGCACTCGCGTGTTAAAAAAGCAGGTTCGCCAAAGGTTTGAGCAAGTCGGCGACCGTCAAGTGTTTGGCTATACCGCCGAGGAAGAGCAACGGTACGACCGATTCATTGATGCCAACAACGATGTGGATGTCTGGGTTCCGTTGATCGACAAGCGTTTGAACAAGGTCGATTGCTTGGCAATGCTTCAGAACGCAGGAATCGAGTTGCCAGCAATGTACAAGCTGGGCTACCTCAACAACAACTGTATTGGATGCGTGAAGGGTGGGATGGGGTATTGGAACAAAATTCGAGAGGACTTCCCTGCCACGTTCGAGCGCATGGCGAAGCTGGAGCGATTTAAGAAGCAAACCATTTTCAAAGATCGATACCTCGATGAACTCAAGCCTACCGATGGAAACTATCCGCAGGAGCCAGACATCGAATGTTCGATCTTCTGCAAGATGGCGGAAGAGGACATTGTTGCTCAATAGCAACATTAGGGTATGTCCTAATAAAATAATTGTTGACAAGGTTTAAGGTGGTGTTAAACTTCCAATCACTGACCAAGCAATGGTTGCAAGGCAGTAACAGCGAAGGAACAGCGAAATGAACAACGACATCAACTTCAACAGCATCGACACTCTCGGTTCACTCTTAGCCCAGATCGCCGACCTTACTAAGCAGGCCGATACCATAAAAGACTCCATCAAAGAGTCCGCCAGCGCAGGCGGTGCCAAAGTGGTCGAGGGTGCGCTGTTCAAGGCCACCTACATTGAGAGCAATCGTTCTGTGTTCGACAAGGACGCATTCATCAAAGAACATGGAGCCGAGGCATATGCCAAGTTCACAAAGGTTTCTGCCGTGTTCTCTGTCAAGGTCACCAGCAAGTAAATCAACCGCCCCTTCGGGGGCTTAACAGCGAAGGAGATAGTGATGGGATTCTTTTCAAAAACCTGTGCAAAGACGCACCTGCCTGTGGTAGTGGATGTGCTGGGAATTCCCCGGCTTAACCTTGTCGTGGCCTTGATGCCAGACGGTCGCAAGTTCGAGGGTTCATACGATGGCTACGGTCGCGTCGGTGGTGAGAATGTGTTGGAGTACGACGACGGCAAGTTTGTGTGGCCCAAGGTCAAGTTTGTACTGCGTGACCACTACAACGGTGAGACCTACGCAGAACTGGGTAACTCAGGCGATGAGAAGGCGCAGGGCTTTTTTATGGACAAGGCGTTTTTGCATTACTGCATCATGCACGGGCCATTTAAGAATCGCGCTCAATACACTCGAGCATTCAAAAAATACGCAAACTGGTAAGGGGAACACAATGAGCGAGACCACCATGTCTGAATACATCAAAGGCTTTGATCACGGTTGCGACTACATCGTCGCTGAGATCGAGCGGTACACCAAGGAGGCCATCGATCCCCACGCCAGCCCGGACGCGCTTACGCGAAGAATAAAGTCATCCGTCCTAATTGAGCTTCTCAATCGCCTCAAGATGGAAGGTAAATACGACTTAGGGAAAGTACCTACAAAATAATTTGAAAAAAAGACTTGACAAGGTTTAAGTTGGTGTTAAACTTCCAATCACTGCACAACGCAGGACAGCGAAACAACTTAACAGCGAAGGAATTCAAAATGAACACAACTTACACAGCATATGCCGCATCTGACCTGTACAACGCAGGTTACGCTTGCGACGGTCATCCTTTTATCGCCGAGTGCTTTTATGTCTTGGTCGAGAACGAGGCTGGTCGCCGCTTCCGCCATGTTGCTATTTTCAACGGCACAGAGCGTTTGGTTTGCGAAGAGACGGGCGACGCCTGCTTCCCTGATTTGCGCGAAGAGGCATCTGCTAAGGCCGAGCGTTTAGCACAGCGTGTTAACGCCGCTCTGAAGGCTGGTTTAGGTTTGGATTCTGCTTGCTGGGATGAGGTCGATCCAGCCTATGGTTCTGACGAGTATGTCGATCAGGGTACAGAAGCCAAGCGTCTTTTCGCAGAGAAGCAAGTCGGTTAATCAAAAGGGGGGCCAAGCCCCCCATCAACAGCGAAGGAGTTCACTATGTCATACATTGCAGAAATCGAGTCCCGTGTTGCAGGCATTCCTTGCCTGATCGGCGTGACCTACTTTGAGAGCGTACGCGGCTCCTACTCGTACCACGCCGCCAGCGACATGGACTACCACGGTTACACCGAATGCGAATGGGTGGTGTGCGACCGTCGCGGTCGTCCAGCCCCTTGGTTGGCAAAGAAGCTAACCAGCAAGATTGAATCAGAGATCGAGCAAGAGATTGCAGAGTATTTCAACTAAACCAAATCATTAACCAAACGAAAGCGAATCGATTATGAAAGAAGAAATTGAAACAAGTATTAACACCGAGCATGGTGTGCGCGTGTCGGTCTCTGAGTGGGACGACGGTGGTGCGTGGATGCACCTGCAAGGCCGCAACGGTAGCATGAGTACAGTGCTGACTCGTGCCGAAGCAGAGAAGCTGTTGGCTGGCCTTCAAGCCATCTTGGCGAAAGAGGTGACAGCATGAACATGGGCAACCTGATGGATCAATTGGAGGCCGACCTGCTCAAGCAGTTCAAGGCCATCACACCAGAGCAACGCGCCGAGGAAGAGCGCCAGCGCCAAATCCAGCGTGACTGGGAAGCACAGCACACAGCCATTGAAACTGAGCAGGAGGACGATGATGAACAAGCAGGAGATTGACGACATGATGAAAGACCTTCCAAGCCAACAGGTACAGGAAGAGACCTTGATTCAGAAGGTCACAATTGGTATAATGTTCCTACTGTTTTTGGTGTTCTGGATGTGGGTGCCAGACTTCACGCTGACTGAGGAGGAGTGCAAGATACAAGCGCCGCAGACCGTGCTAATCGGGCTTTGCACCGAACCGAAAGCGAAGTAAAACCGAATGGGTTTCTCGGCCCCAAAAGCCGAGACCTCTGGCGAACCATAAGCGAATCGATTACACTGCGATCAATTCGACTTATGGGGAATATGGGTTATGCCAGAAACACCGAAGGGGCCAAAGAAGCCCGCAAAGACCACTAGAGCGGCACAGGAGGCCGCAAAAGCCATTGGGAAGGCTAAGGTAGCCGCAAAGGCCACGAAGGCTTCTACGCCCGCTAAAAAGACAGGACGACCAAGCAAGTACGATCCTGAGATTGCTCGTGTGATCTGTGAGCAGTTAAGCGAAGGCATTCCATTACGCCAGATATGCAGAAACAACGAAGGCTTTCCTGCGTGGAGGACGGTTTACGATTGGATGGGACGCGACGAAGAGCTTTCCGCATCCATCGCGCGCGCCCGTGACATCGGTTATGACGCAATCGCCGAGGAATGTCTCCAGATTGCCGATACGATCCACCTCGGCCAGCGCAAGGTGTACAGCGCAGGCGCAGAGGAGGGTGAGGACAGCGTGACCGTCCATGAGGAGGATATGCTCGGCCACCGCAAGCTCCAGATCGAGACTCGGCTCAAGCTCTTGGCGAAGTTCCACCCGACCAAGTACGGTGACAAGCTGGGCCTGCACGGCGTGGAGGGTGCCGCCCCGATCTCCACCGAGGATGCTACGGCCAGCAAGTTCCTTGAAGTGATCCGCAATATGGAGATGACAAAGCGTGTTGGCTGATCTGTTCGATGAGCAGATGGTGGCCGAGTTCAATACTCTGCCCGAACATAACCGAATCGCTTTTATTGCTCATGCCGAGTGGATAGCGCAGGCGCACTCGTACCAAATACCGCCTGACCTGCACAGCGATTACCGAGTTTTCTTAATGCTTGCAGGCAGGGGTGCCGGAAAAACTAGGTCGGCCGCCGAGGCTTTGTGGTGGTGGGCATGGACTCACCCCGGCACAATGAGCGTGGTGCTGGCTCCCACGAGCGGGGACTTAAAGTTCACCTGCTATGAAGGGCCAAGCGGACTGCTCGCCTGCATCCCCGAAGAATTGGTGGTGGACTACAACAAGCAGGATCACTTGATCAAGCTCTCCAACGGCTCGAAGATCAGGGGCGTGTCTGCTGACTCCTACGACCGTCTGCGCGGTATCAACTCCTCCTTCTGCTGGTGTGACGAGTTGGCCGCATTCAACTATCTCGGCCCGAACGAGGCGTGGGACAACATGATGCTGGGCCTGCGTATCAAGCCCGACAAGCAAGAACACAGCCAGCCCCGTGTGATCGTGACTACGACACCGCGCCCCAAGGACTTGATCCTCGATCTGGTGGGCAGGGAAGGCGACGATGTGGTGGTCGCCCGCGCCAGCACCTACGACAACGCAGTAAACCTCGACAAAGCGTTCCAGAAGCAGTTGGAGCAGTACAAGGGCAGTAAGCTGTACGAGCAGGAGGTGCTAGGTCAGATCGTCGATCTTGAGGACGGCAAGGTGGTCAGTCGCGATATGTTCAAGCTGTGGCCTGCTGACAAAGCCTTCCCCAAGTTTGAGACCATCGTCCAGTCTTACGACTGCGCCTTCACGGACAAAGAACACAACGACCCGACCGCCATGACGACATGGGGCGTGTTCAAGCCGCTCGATGGCCCGATGTCCGTCCTGCTGATCGACTGCTGGGCAGAACACCTGACGTTCCCCACACTCAAGCCCAAGGTGCTGGAGGAGTGGCGCGTGTCCTATGGCGAGGGGCGCGATGCCAAGCGCCCAGACTTGATCCTCGTGGAGGAGAAGGCGGCGGGCATCTCCCTAATCCAAGAGTTGCGACAGATGCACCTGCCTGTCCGTGGCTATAACCCCGGCCGTGCGGACAAGATGCAACGCCTCCAGATCACCGCCAGCATCTTCACGACAGGGCGCGTCTGGTTGCCTGAGTCGTCCGTCCGTAAAGGGTACGTCAAGGACTGGTGTGAGGGCTTCCTGTCCCAGTTGTGTTCGTTCCCTGACTCGACGCATGACGACTATGTCGATAGCGCAACGCAAGCGATTCGGTTATTGAAAGATCAGGGGTGGCTCGACATCAATCCAGAACCAAGGGATAATGACGACGACGACTATCTGGAATACACGCAACCGAAGCGTGTCAACCCCTATTCGATATAAACATGACCGACCCTATCAAACTTGGCAAAGGCATAACTGGCGCATTGACCAAGGCGAAGGAGTTGGCGCAAGCCCGTAAGGCGGCATTGCAGTTGGGCGGCAAAGAGTTGCCAGTGACCATGCACCCAGTCGAGGTGCGCGAGGGCAACGTGTTCGCCAACGTCAACCCGCAAGCATTCGATAAGGCGTTTAAGAAGAGTAGCTGGCAGTATGTCGGGCCACAAGGCGAAGGCGGCATCGGTGACCGATATAACAAGTTTGGCGAGTTCATAAAAAATGCGCCATCAATGAACGCCAGCAATGTGTCAATTGGCAAGAATGGCATCCCTGTATTTGGCGATGGCCGCCACCGCTACGCCTATCTGCGTGATCAAGGCGTTGAGAACATCCCCATGTCGATGGACAAGCAGTCGTTAGAGAATGCCAGACTGCACGGCCTGCTGAATGAGGCTGACGCGCCGATTGATCGAGGGGGCAACCTTGCTAAGTTCCTTGAAGGTAGCAAGGTGCAGACACCTGTCTATCACGGCACACAAGGCGACTTCAACGAGTTCAAGATTGGCCCACGCGGCAAGGTTACTAGCGGCATCTACACTGGTTCCAATCCCGATGTAGCCAATATTTATGCAACTGGCGAAGGCGCGAATGTCATGCCCTTGCATATCTCGCTAAAGAACCCAGCGACTGAAGACGACACGATCCGCATTTTTGACTCACTGCCATTGGATCAGGTAGACACGCCCAAGAAGCGCATGAAGGTCTTGCAAGACATGGGCTTTGACGGCATCACATACAACACTGGAAACTCAGGCAATGCTTACCACATCGCCTTTGATCCAAAGCAAGTTAAGTCAGCAATCGGCAACGAGGGTACATTCGACCCAGACATCGCCGACATTACTAAAGCCACTGGCGGAGGAGTTCATATGGCAGACGCAGGAAAAGTAACCAAGGGAATAGTTGGTGCGCTGACCAAGGCTACCGAGATTGCCAGAGCAGAGAAAGCCCTTCCCAAGGTTGATCGCTTAAGCATGAACTACAAAGATGTGACCAAGCGAGTTCCAGAAGTGGCAGACGCTCTTGAAAGACTGCTCAAAGGCGAGATCACCAAAGCTGAGTACAACGACGTTGTGAATATGTACAAGCCCGTTACGCCGTACTCGTTTGTGCCCAAGCCTGCTACGTCTGAGGAGGCCATCGGCGCATTGCGTGGTGATGCCGCCAAGGCACGATACGGCAAACAGGAAGAATACGAACCCGGCTCCAAGGTGGGACTGCGTCTTGACATCCCGGCGTACACGGGCAAAGGCGTGTGGGTAAATTCAATCCACGACGAGGTTGGCAAGAAAGTCGCCTATGGCCCCACAGCCAGCGTCAAGAACGCAAACCTTGGCATTAGCCAGAACGAGTCCAAACGAATCGCTCAAGGTGGCGCAAAAGCCCCATATGCCAAAATTAAAGGTGAATGGAATCCATTGAGTGAGGAAGAGGCTGTAGCCAAAGCCCAAGAGTATTTGGATCACCCTGAATGGCGACAGATTGGAATGGATCCCGAACGCCATTCGTACTTCTATGACCGCCACACGATGGAACCAATCACTGGAGCTGAAGAGGTGATTCAAATCGGGCCGCTGGTGCTGGGCAAAAATCCCAAGTATGGCAAGATCGAAGACTTTGACTACGCTACTGGCGGAGGAGTAAGACACATGGCTAAAGCTGGTCGAGTAGGCGACATCGTCGAGGGCGGACTGTCCGTCATCAACAAAGCCAAAGAAATTGCAAAGGCCCGCAAAGCCGCCGCTGAAGGCTCCAAGATCGAGGAAGTGTTGGCAAGCCAGACTCCTCCCATGACCACGCCCAGCGGCACAGGATTGCCTCTCATGCCCCGTGAGCAGGGTATGTACACACCACGCGAGCAAAAAGACTTGCCGCGCATGGTGAACGTAGATAAGGCGCGCGCCGCTGGTGAGAAACCTAAGTACAACGAGCGTATGCAAGACTTGCTTGACAGCCCCAAGGCTCGCAAGAAGGTGGACAAGCTGATCAACCAAGGCAAAGACTTAAACGTGCAGGAGTGGTACGGCACTGAACCCTTGCGCCAAGTGGCTATGGATGCTGGTCGCACACCAGAGCAGTTTGAGTCGCTGATGGCGCAGTTGGCAAGCGCCAGCCAACGCAACCCTGTGGACAAACAAAACCAAATGGGTTCGTACCTATACCACTTGAGCGAGACAGGCCAACTGCCTGAAAACTCATTGCTTCTGACCAATAAGCTCAAAGAGGCGCTGAAGGCTGACCCATCATTGGCTGAAGGTCGTCAACTCGTGGAGTTGCCATCTGGCTATGGATCGCTGGCGCAGGGTGACATTTTCAATCGCGCCGTGATGATTGGTCAGGGCAACATTGGTGAAGCTTTGCCCCCCAACAAAAAGCTTGGCACGTTCTACGAGAACTTGCTTGGCAACCTAAAGCCCGTGACGGTGGATGTAAATGCCCTGCGTGGCCCCATCATCGAGCAAGGTGACCCACGCTGGCTGACCAGCAAACTTGTCGAGAAGGACGAGAAGGGCAACATCATCAACAGCTACAAACCCCGCGAAATGTACGACACGGGCGAGATGACGATGCGTGAGGCACAGCAACGCCCCGGCTTCTGGGAGGCCGCGCCCTCTGGCTCTGAATATGCAGGCTTTGAGGACTTGTGGCAACGTGGTGCCAAGCGTCACAACATCGAGCCAGCAGAAGCGCAAGCCCTTGGCTGGTATGGCTCCGCTGATGTGACAGCGCTCAAGACCAAGCCTGAGAATTATGTGGACAACCTTGAGCGCCTGATCAAGCGCACCGCCGAGCAAACAGGTCAGTCGCCCACCAAAGTGATGAATGACCTTGTTACGGGCGAAGGCTTCCTCCGCAAGAAAGGTGGCGCAGTTGAAGGGCCGCACTGGCACAAGGTATTCAACCGCAAGATGGCTGAAGGCGGCTATGCATGGGTTGACGACAAACATATTCCCAAAGTTCGTTCGCTTAAGCGCATGGCAAAGGGTGGCTCATCAGATGAGCCTACAACCAGAGAAATTATGGAGGCCATGCCCCAAGTGATCAAAGAGGCGACAAGCGAAGAGGCCGAGTCCTACAAGAAACCGCGCTCGGTGTCTGATGTTATTTACCGTGGCGTTGTTGCCAACAATCCACTCAGTTTTGGTGTTGATATGACCAACGCTGTTTTGAGTGGCGTAGATGCTTTATCTGGCATGGCTGGACATCCGACTCGGTTATCGAGTGAAAAGCCATTCGGTGGTTCTGAACACGTTAAAGACTTGATGGACAAATATGGCGTAACTTCTGGAGAGCAAAGACCAATTTCTGAAACTGTGCTTGGTTTGTTCTCTCCAACTGGAATGATCAAAGGCGCAATGGGTGCAGGCAAAGCCATGCATAAGAGTGGCACTGCAATCAGGGACGCAATTGGCGCGTCGCCTAAGAAGGCTCGTGGCGGCTTAACCTTAATGAGATAACTATGGCAACACAATTTCCAATTGATCCAAACGCAGACCGCTTTATTGACGGTTTGAAGATGACCGACGATGGTGGTGTTGTTGCTGATCTGCCTGATGATGATGAGCTTGGCGTAGAGGAGCTTGACGACGGTTCCGCCATCGTTAACTTGCAGGACTTCAAAGGCCCAACGGAAGACGAAGACTTTTACTCCAACCTTGCGGAGACCATGAACCTCTATGACATGGAGAAGATTGGAATGCGTTACCTTGACTTGATTGACAAGGATAAGGAAGCCCGCGAAAAGCGTGACAAGCAATACGAAGAGGGATTGAAGCGGACTGGCTTGGGGGATGATGCCCCCGGCGGTGCGAACTTCTTCGGTGCATCCAAGGTCGTCCACCCAATCATGGCCGAAGCCTGCGTGGACTTTGCCTCCCGCGCTATCAAAGAGATGTTTCCACCTGATGGCCCTGTCCGCACCAAAGTGCTTGGCGAGGTGACTGAGGAGAAGACCGAGGTAGCCGAGCGTAAGCGCGATTACATGAACTGGCAGTTGACTGAGCAGATCGAAGAGTTCCGCGATGAGCAAGAGCAGTTGCTGACGCAGTTGCCTTTAGGTGGCTCGCAGTTTATGAAGATTTGGTACGACGACACCAAGCGTCGCCCTTGCGCTGAGTTTGTGCCTATCGACAACATGATCCTGCCCTTCTCTGCTGTGAACTTTTACACCGCCCAGCGCGTGACTGAACAGCAAGACATCACTGGCTGGGAGATGCAACAGCGCATTGACCGTGGCCTGTACCGCGACATCAGCTTTATCCGCGCAACGGACGAGCCAGAGCAAACCAAAGCTGAAAAAGCCAACGACAAGATTGAAGGCAAAGAATTTAACGAAAATGAAGACGGTCTGCGCCGTGTCTACCACATCTACACTTGGTTGAACATTGACGACGATCCAGTGACCAAGGGCGAGACAGCCCCGTACATCCTGATGATCGACGAGCTTGAGAGCAAAGTGCTTGGCCTTTACCGTAACTGGGAAGAGGGGGACTCCACCATGACCAAGCTCGACTGGCTGGTCGAGTTCAAATTCATCCCTTGGAGGGGCGCGTATGCCATCGGGCTACCTCACCTCATCGGAGGTCTTTCCGCCGCCTTGACGGGCGCATTACGGGCTTTGCTGGACACCGCACACATCAACAACTCGGCTACCATGCTGAAGTTAAAGGGTGCCCGCATTTCTGGCGCAAGCCAGCAGATCGAAGTCACGCAGGTCACCGAGATCGAGTCCGCTGTTGGCGTAGATGACATCAGGAAGATTGCGATGCCAATGCCTTTCAACCCGCCCAGCCCCGTGCTGTTTGAGTTGCTAGGCTGGATTACCACAGCGGCCAAAGGCGTGGTCACCACCGCAGAAGAAAAGATTGCAGATGCCAACAGCAATATGCCAGTGGGAACCACGCAAGCATTGATTGAGCAGGGAGCCGCAGTGTTCTCTGCCATTCACGCCCGCTTGCATGAAAGCCAGCGCCGTGTGTTGCAGGTGCTTGGTCGCTTGAACCGTTGGTATTTGGATGAGCAAAAGCGTGGTGATGTGGTGGCCGATTTGGAGATCAAGCGCGAAGACTTCAAGCGCAACAGCGATGTGATCCCCGTATCCGATCCCCACATCTTTTCCGAGACTCAGCGTATTGCTCAAATGCAGTCTGTGTTGCAGATGTCTGCACAGTTCCCTGCCTTGTTTGACCAACGTGCTGTTGTGAACCGTATGCTCAAACAGTTGAAGGTTCCAAACGTCAATGAGTTGATCCCCAACGCAAGCAAACCAATTGAGATGAACGCCGCAGATGAGAACTCTGCTATGTCTCTTGGCCGTCCAGCGTTTGCATATCCTCGTCAGGATCACTTGGCGCACATCCAAGCGCACATGGACTTTGGCCTCGATCCAACCTTGGGATCAAATAAGCTGATTGCGCCCAAGTTCATACCCAATGCGCTTGAACACATCAAGCAACATATGCTGTTGTGGTACACGCAGAACATGAGCAAGTACGTCCAAGGCAATGGCGATGTGGACTTTGGCAAGTACGAAGACAGCAAGCTGGTCAAAGAGATTGACAACGCTATTGCGCTGGCTTCCGCGCATATGAAGCTGGACTCCGCAGAGGTGTTCAGTGGTTTGTTGCCTGCGCTCGATCGGTTGGGCCAGATCATGCAACAGTTCAAACCACCACCACCACCAATGGATGGCGAAGCGCAAGCCGTGTTGCAGGCTTCTATGGCAGAGACCCAGCGTCGCGCCGCAGAGGATCAGGCACGACTTGCCTTTGATACTCAGAAATTCCAAGCCGAGATGCAGGCAAAACAAGCGGCGGAGCAGATCAAGGTGGCTATGAACGCCGAAAACAACTTGACTACCGAGCGCATCAAGACCGCAGAGTTGACCGTGGACGAGGTCAAACTACGACAGGAGCAGGAGAAAACTGCTGTGAAACTTAACCAAGAAACCCAACGTAACTTAGGAGATTGAAATGGCTACAAATAGTAACGAAATCAAAGAATATCAAAGCGAACAAGTTAGCCAACGCGCCCGCATCGCGTCTGGTGCTTGGCTTGATGGTCAACAAATGAAAGAGAAGCAGACAGCGACAATGCCTTTGGCTAATAGCGATCACGGGAATTTCTCCCAAAACAAGGGCGTTGACAAGAAAAACGCATGAGGTATACCTCCGACTTCATCGGCGCTGTAAAAGCGCGTAAAGAAGCTATTACGCAGAGTTTGGCGGTGGGTAATGCCTCCGACTACCCTGCGTATCAGCGACTGGTCGGACATATCGCTGGACTTGAAGAAGCCCTTGTCATTCTTGATAACCTTTTAAAGGAAGAAGACGATGACAGATAGCACGGTGGCTGGTGATTCAGCCGATTTGCGGGAAGCCTTTCCTGCTGTAGACCCCGGTGCAAAACCCCTCGGCGCAAGAGTTTTAGTACAACTGCGTCGAACAAAGAAGACGGTAACTGCAAGCGGGATTGTTTTGGTCTCCGAGACCAGAGAAACCGAAAAATGGCAAAACATGGTCGGTAAAGTCATTGAGCTAGGCCCAATCGCTTTTAAGAAGCGAGACACAATGGAGCCTTGGGTCGAAGGTACTTGGTGTGAGGTAGGAGACTACATTCGCGTACCTAAATGGGGTGGTGATCGTTGGGAGGTTCCAGTCCCCGGCGCACTAAATGATGATGATCCAGCCCTCTTCATGGTTCTAAACGACCATGAAGTTATTGCCAAACTCACTGGTGACCCACTTGCAATGAAGGCATTCATATGAGTACCGATACAGAACAAGAAGTAATCGTCATTCAAGAGGAGAAAGACGGCTCCGCGACGATTGATTTACCCGCAAGCATCCCTTCGCCTGACGTAAACCACGAAGAGGACTCCGAAGAGGCGGATAACGCCGCCAGACAAGCCGAAATGGCCGCTGGTGGTCAGCTTGACGCTGAAGCTGAAGCCTTGAGAGAGCAAAAACGCCTCAAAAGGCTCAAGCGCAAGGAGTATCACAAGCAAGTTTCGACTGAAAAAGACCATAAATTGGACTTTTTGAGCCGCCAAAACCAAGAACTGCTCGAAAGACTGTCGGTTTTGGAAAAAAAGTCGCATGGTAGCGACCTTGCTCGCCTCAATAAGGCGATGGAAGACCAACATAACCGCATTTTGTTTGCAAAACAGAAAATTGCCGAGGCTACACGCGCAGGCAATGGCGAAATGCTTACTTCCGCGCAAGAAATGTGGTTTGAAGCGCGTCGTCAGTTTGAGGCATTGGATTCAGTCAAGAAGAAAGCGACTGCCCAGCCTCGCCAACGCACAATTCAAGCCCCTGATCCTCAATTGCAACGTCATGCATCGGAATGGATGGAATCAAATCAATGGTACGACCCCAATGGTCGAGACCCTGATTCAAGAGTTGCATTAACGATTGATCAAGCAATGGCTGAAGAGGGTTGGAACCCAAAAACGCCTCAATATTGGGAAGAGCTTGACAACCGCTTGCAAAAGTATCTACCTCACAGGTATACTGGGGAGGCAGACGAGAGACCAACTCAGAAGCGCCCAAGAAACTTCGTAACTGGGTCAGGCCGCGAGAGTGCATCGAGTAATGTGATTGGCAAGAATCAATTTGCGTTAACACGCGATCAAGTTCAAGCCATGAAAGATGCTGGAATGTGGGATGACCCCGATAAACGTGCAAAGATGATTCGTCGCTATGCACTTGAAGCTAAACAACTTAGGAGCTAAAAATGGATTCTCGTTTAAAAAAATCATTGTCTGCTGGTGGACGCGAAAGTCGCGCGAGTCTTGACCAAAGTCGAGAGGCACCAGAACAGCAATTCGTGTCAGCCGAAGAACGTCGCAAGATGTGGAAGGATGAATGGACACAAAGCGCATTGCCTGCTATTCCCGAAATCAAGGGATGGCACCTTTGCTGGTTATCGACCACGAATAGTTATGACAGCATCGACAAACGTATTCGTCTAGGTTACGTCCCTGTGAAAGCAGAGGAAGTGCCGGGGATGGAGAACAATAAAGTCAAAGCTGGGGAACACGTTGGATTTATTGCGTGTAATGAGATGCTCTTGTACAAGATTCCGAATGAAATGTATCAAGATGTCATGGCTCATTTTCACCATGAAGCGCCACTTGAAGATGCGAACAAAATCCGTCTACAAGCAGAGCAGATTCAAGGCCGCGATAGTTCTGGCAAGCCCTTGGGCCGAGTCGAAGGTGAAGGTTTGGAAGGCATTGATAAACCGATGCCAGCACCTGTTTTTAACTAAACAAGCTGGTTAAATGTAACTGATCATAGGAGAGACTCATGTCTTCATTAAATCAGCCGTTTGGTTTGCGTCCTTCGTTCCACCCCACGGGTTTGGATCGTGCTGTCGCATTGCCTAACGGTATCGCCTCTGGTTATAGCACTGGTATTTTGAAAGGCCAGCCTGTAGCCCTTAACACTTCTGGAAACATCATTGCCGCGACCGCTGGTAGTGCCTATCAAGGCGCTTTCGCTGGTCAAGAGTACACCGATCTTTCTGGTCGCCGTCAAATCAGCAACCAATGGATTGCTTCAACTGCTTATCAAACTGGTTCGCAAGTTACCTACTACTATTCTGATCCGAATATCGTTTACGACATTCAGTGTGATGGTAGCTTGGCTCAAACTTCGATTGGTGATCAAGCAAACTTCAGCAACATTTCCGCTGGTTCAACAACCACTGGTTTGTCGCAATGCACTATCTCTTCGAGTTTAGTGGGTTCGGGTGCCGTTGGTGATCTTCGTATCATCAATTTGACTCCCGCTGTTGATAACGCATGGGGTGATGCATACACCGTGGTACAGGTTCAAGTGAGCCGTAGCCAGTATGTTGCAACCATTAACGCATTCTAAGGAGAATAAATAATGGCCGCACCAATGCGCAGTACGGACTTTAGAAGCATCGTTGAGCCTATCCTCAACGAGTGTTTCGATGGAGTCTATGACCAACGTACCGATGAATGGTCACGAGTTTTCCGTGAGCAAGAAGGTATTCCCCGTAACTACCACGAAGAGCCAGTCCTTTATGGATTTGGTGCCGCACCTCAACTGCCTGACGGAACTCCTGTTTCGTATCAGCAGGGTGGTGTTCTCTTCTTGCAACGCTATGTTTACAACGTGTATGGCTTGGCCTTCGCGTTGACCAAAGTGTTGGTTGAAGATGGCGACCATATCCGTATCGGTCAGGTTTACGCCAAGCACTTGGCTCAGTCATTGATTGAGACCAAAGAGACTTTGGCCGCAAACGTGTTGAACCGCGCTTTCAACTCATCCTACCCCGGTGGTGATGGTGTGTCGCTGATCAACACCGCGCACCCCATCGTGAATGGTACTTTTAGCAACCAGTTGGCTACCGCCGCAAACCTGTCGCAGACATCGCTTGAGCAGATGCTGATTCAGATTCGCCAAGCTGTGGATAACAACCAGAAGAAGATTCGTTTGGTTCCCCGCCAGTTGGTGGTGGCACCGGGCAACGTCTTCCAAGCTGAAGTGTTGCTCAAGTCCGTGTTGCGTTCTGGCACTGCTAACAACGATCTGAACCCTGTCAAGTCTATTGGCTTGCTGGACGAAGGTGCCGCTGTTATCAGCCGTTTGACTTCTTCCACCGCATGGTGGGTACAGACCGATGCACCAGAGGGCATGAAGCTCTTGATGCGTCGTCGTCTTGAGAAGACAATGGAAGGCGACTTCGAGACTGACTCTATGCGCTACAAGGCGACAGAGCGTTACCAAGTCGGTTTCACTGACCCACGCGCTTTGTACGGTACACCCGGCGTGTAAAGCAAACAGGGGCGGGCATAAAATCCTGCCCCTTTTTTTTAATTTTTCGTCAAACTTTTCAAGGAGCAGACGATGCCTCAATTTTCTGATGACTTATTCTTAGGCCCAGCCCAAACTTACATGGGCACGGGCATTCGCCCCTATACCACTACCGCAACTGGCGGCACTGGTGGGATTTCTTCTTCTACTTTGCAAATTACCGCTTTGAACCAAGGCGCTCAAATTGCTTTGGGTATGTATGTTGACGGTACAAGCGTGACCGATGGAACCTACATCACTGCTTTTGGCACTGGTACTGGCGGCATTGGTACTTACACGCTGAACCAATCCATCAACATTGCAAATACAACCGCGCTGACTATGCACGGCAACATTGCTTTTGATGATCCATCTCCAATGGATTTGGGTATTGGCCCACTGGGTCGCATCTATGTTTGGGATGTAATTCCACAAGCCAAGGTTGCAAACAATCTTGCAACTGCACAGTCTCCTACTAGCGCGTTCACTCTGACCGCTGGCACTTCGGTGAAAGCTGTGACATTGAACAACGGTTCCACTGGTTATGCTCTTGATCTGCCCCGCGCATTGATCATTACCATCGGCACTGGCACCATTACTAACCGCAACATCACGATCAGCGGCTTTGACTACTACGGTCAAGCCATGAGCGAAGTGATTGCTACTGGTACAACCCAGTCTACAACCGTAAGCGGCAAGAAAGCCTTCTTCATCGTAACGTCAATCACCACTTCTGGTGCTGTTGGCGGTACTGTTGCAGTTGGTACAACCGATATTCTCGGTCTGCCTGTTCGCGTGTTTAACGTGGCTTATTTGGCAAGCGTCAAGAGCAACAACACATTGGCGCAAGACGCTGGTACGTTTGTCGCCGCTGACACCGCTACGGCAACCACCACCACTGGTGACGTTCGTGGTACATACACTCCTGCTACGGCTTCGGACGGCATCGTTCGCACTGTGGCAGGCATTTTGTTGCCCGGTATTGCTGTCGGCCCCAATGCTACGCGCACTGGTGCCCTTGGCGTAACCCAAGCCTAAAGGAGAGCGACATGGGACAATTTAAACCAATGGTCAAAATGATGACCACTGAGCCTACAGTTGAGTTAAAGCTCAAAAAAGGTGGCATGGTCAAAATGAAAAAAGGTGGTAGCACTACCAAAGCCAAGAAAATGGCTATGGGTGGTGGCGCTATGGAAGCACTTGCTGGTACGCCCGCGCTTGTGGGTCGTCCCGCTGTGAATGCTCCCGTGCAGACCCCCGGCAAGCCCTCGATGGCGGCTCGTCGCAAAGCAATGATGGCTAAGAAGCCAATGGGCATGGGAACGCCATCTGGCCCCGCTATGCCTGCTGGCAATCCAGCACTGCCCGCAATGAAAAAAGGCGGCAAGATGGCTGAAGGTGGCAAGTCTGATATGGCACAAGACAAGGCCATGATCAAGAAAGCGTTTAAGCAACACGATATGCAAGAGCATAAAGGTGGCAAGGGTACATCTTTGAAGCTCAAAAAAGGTGGTATGAAGAAATTTGCCACTGGCGGAGCAATTCCCTCTGAAGAGTCATATGGTGACTACGACACAACCAAAGTCTACTCAGCCAAAAAAGACTCTGCCAGCGGTACTGGTGGCGTAAAGAACGGGAATGCGGGTGGCTTTAAACGTGGCGGTAAAGCCATGAAGATGGCAACAGGTGGCGCTATTCCTTCCGAGGAATCTTACGGTGACTATGACACTACTAAGGTTTATCAAGCCAAGCCCGACAGCGCAAGCGGTACAGGCGGTGTTCGTATGGGCAATGCTGGTGGATTCAAGCGTGGTGGCAAAGCAAAAATGGCTACTGGTGGCGTAATGGAATCCAACGGCGGTGGTTACCGTAAAGGCGGTGCCACAAAAAAGTTTGCTAATGGGGGAAGTGTGCAAGACGACGGTGGCCCTGAGAAGATGCCCCAAGGTCGTAAGCCAGTCCCCCAGCCAGTAGAGATCAATGCTCTTGCTGGCACTTACAAACAAGGCGGTAAAGTTGCCCCCGGTAACAAAGCTCTCCAAGCGAGCTTTAATAAGATGAACGCTCCTGCGATGCGTGAAGCAAAAGCAAAGAGTGTTGAGGCTTATGCCCCAATGGGTTCCGTTGTTCGCAAGAACAGAGGTGGAATGTGCTGAAATGAAGTGGGGGCTTCGGCCCCCGCTTTTAATTGGAGATTTATATGAGTAATGGAATTGTTGCCTCAGTTACACGCGCTGGCGCATATGAACCGTTTGAATTACAAGTGTCTCGTGGTCAAATCATGGGTCACAGCACAGCAAATATTTTTGCTTACGGAACTACTCCTTCTACAGCAGGATTGTTTAGAACCGTGTGGGAAAACATGGCATCAACAGACTATGTATTTCCATCATCTGCATCCACAATGAATTTGGTTAGTACGGTGGCAGGAGATACCGCCACCATCACAATTACTGGAACAGATGCCAGTTACAACTTAATTTCTGAAAGTTTGGTTTTAAACGGAACAACCAATGTTCCAACAACTAAATCATATTTTCGTATTAACAACATATCAGTATCCGCTGGTTCGGCAACTAACCCTACAGGCGTGATTACATTGTCTGTCAGTTCAACCGTTTACGCTCAAATCAACACACAAGTTGTTAACGGAGTGACTAGCAGTATTGGTACATCTCAGATGGGTGTGTATACCGTACCTGCTGGCTATACTTTTTATGGTTATAGATACGGTGCATATTCATCATTCAACGGCAATACGGCTAACTACACAACGTACAGGGCATTAAGCAATGCTTCTTCTGGTGTGCAAAAAGTTATTGTGCAAACACCATTTAATACCACTTACGAAGTTCAAAGGCATTTTCCATTTCCTTACTCTTCTGGATCGGATTTGAGATTTCAAGTTGCAAGCAGTGCCGCAACAGCCGCAGTAGTAAGCATCAATATTGGCGGTGTCTTGATAGAAAACAACAACAACGTCACTGGTTCGGGTACTTGATCATGCCAAGCAAATCACCTTCCCAACATCGTTTGATGGAGGCGGTCGCACATAACCCTGCGTTCGCCAAAAAGGTGCGTATTCCCCAAAAAGTTGGCAAAGAGTTCGCTCGTGCTGATGAGGGGAAAAAACTTAAAGGAGGCGGATTGTATGACAACATCAATGCAAAGCGTGAAAGAATCGCTGAAGGCTCTGGCGAAAAAATGCGTCGAGTTGGTAGCAAAGGTGCGCCAACGGCTGAAGCCTTCCGAGAGTCAGCAAAAACCGCCAAATTGAAAGAAGGCGGGCCAAGCCTTGCTGTTGGCCGAGGTGAAAAACTTTCGACAAAAGCAGGTGCAGGGCTTACGCAAAAAGGTCGAGACAAGTACAATCGAGAGACTGGTTCACATTTAAAAGCACCCCAGCCACAGGGAGGCGCGCGCAAAGACTCGTTCTGCGCTCGAATGAGCGGAATGGCTGGGCCAATGAAAGATGAAAAGGGCGAGCCGACTCGTAAAGCGGCGGCGCTTGCACGTTGGAAGTGTTGATATGTCTAAAGTTAAAAAATTAGCTGAAGGTGGAATTTCATCTTTAGGTAGTATCCTTAATGTGGGAATTTCCGACGGCCCGTATATGCCCGGCTCACCTCTAAATCCCCTCAATGCCCCATCTTTTGGCGGAAGCATCGGCGGTGGTGGTGAAGGTGGTGGTGGTGCTGAAGCAGGTCTTAGTCAAATTGACGCTGGCGCAAATACTGTGCGAAGCGCAATCAGTTCTGCACAAAGCGCACTTGGGGGTGGTGGTGGTAACAGTTATCCTTCTTATATATATAAAAATGGCGGCTCTGTTAAAAATAGCTACACAACCAAAGATGGCAAACTGAATTTAGGCTCTGGTCGAATTTCTACAGCCTCAAAAAATAAATCAACACCTAACTGGTAAAGAATAATCATGTCGTCAATACCATACAAGCCAATGGCCCAAATGCCAAAAACAGTTGCAAAAAAACCGTCAGTCAGTATTCCAAAAATGACTCCAGCAAACACTGTAAAAGCTGGAACAAATCCATTTAATACTGGAAAAGTAATGCCAATGCCCGGCAAACTTCAAGTAATGCCAAAGCCAAATCCACCGACAATGCCCGGTGGCGGCATGACTCAGTTTACAGGTGGCCCAATGCCCCTTCCAAACCCACCAACAACGAGCGCCACACCAGACATAATTTCTGGCGGAATTTCAGATGTTGGAGGAAACTACGGTTCCGGAAGAGACCCTTTTAGTGGTCAACCAATGCCAACTGCCGCCGCATATAAAAAAGGTGGTCATGTTAAAGCCAGCAAGACTGAATCCAAGAAAAGTTACACATCAAGCGGCGGAAAAATCAATTTAAGTTCTGGCCGAGTGTCAACAGCCTCAAAGAATAAAAAAAATCCTAACTGGTAAGGAACAAACATGGCGTTTTCTGGAACCGTTGGTCAAACAGTCATCAATGTACAAACATTGATTGATCATGGCGCTCGACGCTGTGGAAAACTTGCCGAAGAGTTGACCTCTGAGCAAGTGCTGTCGGCTCGCCAGTCGCTGTATTTTTTACTTTCCAACCTTGGCAACCGTGGTATCCAGTTTTGGACAATTACCAAGAAGGTTATTGGCGCACAAGTAGACAACTACATCTACAAGCTCCCCAAGGGTTCAATTGACCTTTGGAACGTGTTGTATCGCACGATGGATCGCCCAAATGGCGCATACACCAGTTCCGCTGGTGGAACCGTTGCAAACGTCTATGACGGCGACACGCAAACCATTTGCACACAGACTTCTGCCAACGGAAACATTGCAGTCAATTTTGGCCCATCAAACCCAATTTATATTGGCTCGATTGGATTTTTGCCTGCGTCTAGTGGCTCGTGGTCAATTATTTATGAATACTCGCTTGATAATTCCACATGGTCAACTTTGGTTGATTTAGGAACAATTGATGTAGTTAACAACGAGTGGGTATGGACTGACATTGTTGCTGGTCAAACCGTTCCTTACTACCGTATTCGTGCATACAATGGTACTACTCTTTCATTGCGTGAGTTGTATTTTGGCAACAATTCGCTTGAGGTGCAAATGTCTGGTTTAAACCGCGACGACTACACCAACTTGCCAAACAAGAACTTTACGGCAAATCAGCCCTATCAGTATTGGTTTGATCGCACTATTCCACAACCATCGATCTATGTATGGCCTACCCCATCGACTGCGTTTGTGCAGATCGTTTGTTGGTACTCGCGCCAGATTGAGGATGTTGGCTCGCTCACTGATGAGCTTGAGATTCCACAACGCTGGTATGAAGCTGTGCAGATGATGCTGGCTCACCGCATGGCGCTTGAGTTGCCACAGGTGGCTGTTGATCGCATCCAGTACCTTGAGAAGATGGCTGACAAGTTTCTGGCAGACGCTGAGTCTGAAGAACGTGATCGTTCACCAATTTATTGGGCACCGAATATTTCGGTGTACACAGCGTAATGCCTATCTTTCTTGACACAACAGGTTTAACGTCGATTGCAATCGGTGTATGTGACCGATGCAAGATGAAACGCGCCTTTGTGCAATTGGGGCCAGACCCCAACTTCCCCGGCCTGCGGGTGTGCGACCAAGGGTGCAGGGATCAGTTCGACCCCTATCGCCTTGCCGCTCGCAAGACGGAACGTATCAACCTGCGGTTTCCGCGCCCTGACACGCCTATCGGTGCTGGTGATAACTATTTGATGACTGGTAGCCAAAACCTTGATGGTTCGAGCCAATTCCAGATTTCGACGCAAGGGAATACCCAAACGCCGACAAATAACGGCAACGAAGACACGATTGCGCCCAACCCGCCCGACAATACGAGTACATAAATGTCAGCACAAGTCGTCATTACCCAACTCCCAGCCGCTGGTGCCTTAACGGGTACTGAAGCGGTTCCTATCGTTCAAAATGGAGTCACGGTTCAAACCACGACTGGAGCTATTGCTGTCCAGCCTACGCAGACCCAGACGTTTTTAACGGCTACACAGCAAACCTCTTTGCCAAATAGCCGTTACGTTACGGCTAATACTGGGCTTTCAATTACTGATGGTGGAGCAGGTTCATTCTTCCAAATAAATCTTACGGGTGCCGCTCTAAGCCTCGATAACGCCTCTGGTGGCATTATTGTGAAGGACACTGCCTCTACGGTAGCCTCACGCTCAATTGCCGTTTCTGGCGCTGGTTTGAGCGTTTCTAATGCTGATGGTACTGGCGGCAATCCAACGCTTGCGTTGAGCGGCCTTCCTGCAACACTGGCAAACCTTTCTGGCTCTGGAATGTTGGCAATTGTTGGTGGTTCCAGCATTAACCCCCGCACCATAACTGGTACGGCCAATCAGATCACATTGACCAATGGTGACGGCCAAGCTGGCAATCCAACAATTTCTTTGGCCGACAACGCAGTCATGCCCGGTACGGGATCAATGACTGTTCCGATTGGCACGACAGCACAACAACCAGTTGGCTCCAACGGCCAAATTCGATACAACAGCGAGACAAATGCTTTCTATGGATATGCCGCAGGAAGCTGGAATGCTTTCACCTTGGCTGGTGGCGTATCCACGTTCAGTGCTGGCACAACGGGCTTGGCTCCTTCTTCGCCGCAGTCTGGCTCAATTGTGTTGTCTGGCACCCTTAACGTATCAAACGGTGGTACTGGCGCAACTTCATTGACGGGTTATGTGTACGGTAATGGCACTGGCGTAATGACTGCCAGTACAACTATCCCAAGCGGTTCGATCACTGGTCTAGGCACGATGTCTACCCAGAACGCAAATGCCGTGGCTATCACGGGTGGAACGGTTGCTGGTGCGACTATTACTGGTAGCACAATCAACAGCACAACAATTGGTGCTGGTACAGCGGCGGCAGGTACTTTTACGTCTGTGGCAATGACCACAGGCACGATCACGACTTTACCGTCAAACAATACCGACATTGTCAACAAAGAGTACGCCGATTCAATTGCCTCTGGTATTAACTTTCACCAAGCGTGTAATTTAGCGACTACAGCCGCTTTGCCATCTTGTACTTATAACAATGGCACTTCTGGTGTTGGTGCTACTTTGACGGCTACAGCAAATGGCGCGTTGACTGTCGATAGTGTTTTGACAGTGGTAAACAATCGAATCTTGGTCAAAAACCAAGCCAGTGGTGGGCAAAACGGTATTTATGTTGTTACGCAAGTAGGCTCGGCAGGTACGCCGTTTATTCTGACTCGCGCCACTGACTACGATACAACTGGCACTGGAACTAACGAAATTGATCAGGGCGACTTTGTTTTGATCTTGGCTGGTACTGCATACGCCAATACATCTTGGGTTCAGCAAACTGCGCTTCCAATTATTATCGGAACCACGGCAATTGTTTGGATTCAGTTTGGTGCGCCTTTGACTTACACCGCTGGCACTGGACTGAATGAGTCGCCAGCATACACATTCAATATCGCCAATACTGGCGTGACTGCGGCAACTTACGGTTCTGCTTCGCAAGTGCCAGTTTTGGCTGTAAATGCACGGGGCCAACTGACATCGGTCACCAATACGTCAATTGCGATTGCCGCAGGCGCTGTATCGGGCCTTGCGGCCTCTGCAACAACTGACACTACCAATGCCTCCAACATCACCTCTGGAACGCTTCCTACGGGCCGTTTGAGCGGTTCTTACACGGGTATCACTGGAGTTGGTACGCTGGCCGCAGGAACATGGAATGCCAGCACAATTGGAATTGGATACGGTGGTACGGGTTTGACAGCAACCCCGTCCAACGGCCAGTTGGCTATTGGTAACGGTTCTGGCTATACATTGGCGAACTTAACCGCAGGTACAAACGTCAGTATCAGCAACACTGCTGGTGGCATCACGATTTCTGCCACCCCATCGTCTGGCGGCACGGTGACATCGGTTGCCATGACCGTGCCTTCGTTCTTGTCTGTTACTGGCTCGCCCATTACCACCAGCGGAACATTGGCCGTCACACTGTCTGGCACGGCGTTGCCTGTTGCAAATGGTGGCTCTGGGGCCACAACAGTGACTGGTTACTTGTACGGCAACGGCACAAGCGCATTTACTGCTTCAACCACGATTCCAAACAGTGCGATCACTGGTTTGGGGACGATGTCCACACAAAATGCCAATGCAGTAGCAATCACTGGTGGCACAATTAACGGGACATCCATTGGCGCAACCACAACATCTACAGGCGCATTCACTACTGTGACTGCAACTACAGGCATCTTCGGAGGTACTTTCTAATGGCCGCAACCAATTACACCCCAATATCGCTGTACTACAGCACCACTGCGTCAGCGGTTCCACTAAACACCAATTTGGTTGCAGGTGAGCTTGCGCTTAATACGTTGGATGAAAAGCTGTACTTCAAAAATAGTGCAGGTACGGTTAAATTGCTGGCCTCAAATGCTGGAGCTTCTGGATCGGTTACTTCGGTTGCCGCTTCTGTACCTGCGTTTTTGTCAATTGCTGGTTCGCCAATTACAACCAGTGGAACATTGGCAATCACCTATTCTGGCACTGCTCTTCCTGTGGCAAACGGCGGTACTGGTCAAACAACAGCCTCTGCCGCATTTAATGCTTTATCACCAATCACTACAACTGGTGATTTGATCATCGGTAATGGAACAAATAGCGCAACAAGACTTGCAATTGGCGCAAACGGTTATGTTCTGACTTCCAACGGTACGACTGCAACTTGGTCGGCCAGCACTGGTGGTGTAACGTCTTTCAGTGCAGGCTCAACTGGACTTACTCCAAGCACTGGAACAACTGGTGCGGTGACATTGGCTGGTACTCTTGCGGTTGCCAACGGCGGTACAGGATTGACCACAACGCCTGCAAACGGTGCTTTGGACATTGGTAACGGTACAGGATTTACCAGAAGCACATTGACGGCTGGTAGCGGAATCACCATCACCAACGGATCAGGAACCATCACAATCGCTTCTAGTGGTTCTTTGCCATCACAGACAGGTAACGCTGGCAAGTATTTGACTACTGACGGAACTACAGCATCTTGGGCGGTTATTAGCGGCGCTCTTGCTACCCCAACATTATCACCATCGACAACCACTCCAACAGGTGGTTCAACGATGACAATAACGATCAGTAACTACAATAGTTCCTATACTTACATTATTGCGGTACAAGCAGGTTCGTATACATTCAACACATCTTCTGGTGTTATCAGTTGGACGGTTCCCAATGTGTCTTCAGTTACAAGTTACAACTGTACAGTGCAGGCTACATACTCAGGAACAGCAAGTGTTGTGGCGACACAAACAGTCAGTGTTCAAACTTCATTGATTACAGACACTGCAATTGCTATTACTAACTTCGCTGTGTACTCACTCAACAATGGATGGGCAATCTAAATGCAATCGAATAAATCACTAGCCATATGGGCAAGCCAAACATATTCACAAACTGGTGGTGTTAACAATTGGACGCAATATCAGTTGTCATTACTTGGCACGTCAAATAAATTTAACGTGTATAGCGCAGGGTCTTCGTCCACCGTTTTATCCATATATGACGCATACAACTTTTATGGTACTGCCGCAAATGCTGGCGACACCATGTTGTTAAGTACGAACGGGACTTCTTTCACAAGCGGAACTTTAGGTGCTAGGACTATTACCGCACCACCTATGACAATTACTTCTGGGGCTTTTACCACAACATCCATTTATGTGGGGCAATCTCCTTATTATTTTGTAAAACCTGATGGCACAAAGTTTTGGCAACAAAATGGATCAAACTTAGTATATGAGTTCAACGTAGCAACTCCTTATGACTTGAGTACCGCAACCAGAACCAGTCGAACTTTTGTTTTAACCTATACTAAACCTTTTTGTTTTTCTGCTGATGGCACTACTTTATTTACATACTCTGGCGCAGTTATCAATTCATATGCGCTTGGTACAGCATGGGATATAACAACTATATCTGCTTACCCCAATGGCACTTGTACTATCACCATTCCAACAACAACAAATTGGGTTGCGGGAGCAACAAATATTTCGTCAATGCGGTTTAGTCCAGACGGAACGAAATTACTTTTGCAAAATGGTAACCCAACATATGGTAATGCTTGTTCTGGTAATTGGGCTTTATGGACGCTTTCAGTACCTTGGGTATTAGGCAGTCTAGTTTCCGCAACAACCACAAACGCAACAACTTACAACTATAACCCCGGCGGTAGTTATGGAATGATGATGGGTTCAGAGTTTGCTCCTGATGGCAGAAGTAATTTTGTTTGCACTGGGGCTTATGGATCGCCAAATTGTGACAATAGTTATTTTTATCTTTACGCTACAACATTTGGCACCGCATGGAATTTAACTACATGGGCAAACCCTAATGCTGGTGCCGCTCTTTCTGCACTTTCTCAACCAAATCGGCAACAAAACAATGGAGTCACTTGTTTTAACGCAACTGGAACCTCTATAAATTACATTGGGTATAATACTAGCAGTTCGTCCTATGTTAGAACATGGACTTGCGATTATTGGAATAAATACAACTTCAACATATCAGGATACTCGCTTGGTGCAACGCCAACAGCCGCGTACTATGCGGCTCCTACAGTGCGAGTGGATGCGCAGACAACTGCGGCTCGTGTGAACTTGTTTGACTACCAAGTCTACATGGCATCATCAAGCACAACTCAGGCTGTGGTGTACAAGCCGTCCGCTGGCTATATTGCCGCTGGCGACACATTGTCTTTAAATGGCACAACCACCGTGACTACAAGCGCGGTCACTGAAGGTTCTACTGGCGCTGTCGCGGCTGTGCCAATCTACACAGCAGGTAACCGTTCATATGCAAATAAGAATTACACTTTTCCATCAAGCAGTAGCGGAACCAATTGTGTGCGGTTTTCTGCGGATGGTTCGCAGGTGTTTGCTTTGTTGGTGGCTGGTATGCCCTACGGCATCGGTATATACCAATTCAATCTAAGTACGCCTTGGGACATTAGCACCGCTACATTTGGCACTATGGTGTTGCCTATGACCATTGCGTCTAGCACTTATGCGTCATTTGATTTCAGTGCAGATGGATTTCGCCTTATCACTTGGGGAATGTATATAACGGGTTCTAGTGTGCCAACAACATCCGGTTCGGGCTATGTGTACGATCACACATTGTCGCAATCGTTCAATATCGGTACAGCAACATATGTCGGTGCATTTGCGACAAGCCTTGATCTGGCGACATACTTTTTTACTGGAATCAGATTTACTCCTAATGGTCAACAAGTATTGTATGTTTACAACGACTCCTCAAACTACTACGTCAGATATTCCGCGCTAGGAACAGCGTACCGCATTCAGACATCTGGTTCTGTTACTTCTTGGAGTAGCACTGCTTCTGCTGTGATATATGAAGCACTTCTTACACCAGACGGTTTAAACATTGTCACGTTGGGTGGTACAACAACCTCAAATACGTTAGGTACTGCTAACAGTATGGCTACGGCAACGACGACAAACAACATCGGTACCGCAACCAATAAATGGACTTGGCCGACTGGAACCGTAACATCAACAGCAAATTGTGTTACTGGCTACTTTAGTCCTGATGGGACGAAGTTCTATGTTAGTAGCGGTATTTCAAATAATGCGGTGTTATGGCAAATGAATGTTATGGTTATTCCACAGACTTCATACACTTGCACGTTCCCAACACAAGGTGCGGCGCCTACATCTGTGGTGGTTCCTGATAGAAGCGTTTCACAAACCATCTCAACTACACTGTCTAGTGGCGTGATGACATTTGCCGCATCCGCTGTTGGCACAAATGCTAGAGGGATTGCATTAAAAATTACAAGCCCACAAATAAATACATCAATCACAAATGCTACTTTAAGTATGTGGCGCAGTTAAGGAATAATAAATGGAATACGCACATTTAATTTCATCAGAAGAGCATCAAGATCGCGGTGTAAACCGCAACTACCACGCCGCAGGTGTTGGATTTGGTTTTACTGAACACAACCACCCTTGGTCGCACACAATTACTTGTACTAAAGGTTCTTTGAAAATAACTGTCGATGGTGTTGATACAACCATCACAACTTCTTCTGAAACATTTGTTTTTCCAGAAAAATTATTGCATTCAGTTGAAATTATGGAAGACGGTACTGAGTTCTATACTGAACACCCCCTTGATTTAACGCCCTATACAGGCATTTATTTGGAGCAAAACAATGCAACTGAACCTACCAATTGAAACAGTTAATCAAGTTCTTGGTTATCTTGGAACACGCCCATATCAAGAGGTGTATTCCTTAATCCAAGCCATTCAAGAAGCCGCAAAACCAAAAGAGGTGTCAAATGGCAACCAAGTGGATACAGAAAGCAATCAGTAAACCCGGCGCTTTGAAGAAAGCCCTTGGCGTTCCTGCTGACAAAAAGATACCTGCTTCCAAATTGTCGGTGAAGTCTACTGACTCGCCAAAAATGGCTAAACGCAAAACCTTGGCAAAAACATTGCGGGGGTTCGATTGAAATGGGCGATGTTCACGAATTGGCTTCGGAGACCGACAAACGATTGAGTGTCCACGAGGCAATCTGCGCACAGCGTTATGAGAGCATCCAAAATCGCTTTGACGAAGGCTCAAAGCGCATGAACAGGATTGAGTACCTGCTGTATGGGGTGATTGCCTGCGTTTTGTTTGGCCCCGGTGTTGCGGCGGAATTTGTAAAAAAGGTTTTGGGGCTGTAACGATGTGGAACCCATCACGCTGGCGCTTACCGCTATTGCTGGAATCAAGCAGGGCATTGCACTGTATAAGGACGCAAAGGCTACAGGCTCAGACCTTTACAAGGTAACCAAGGAGATTTCAGGATTCATTGGGCAATTTTTTGATGCCCATGAAGAGGTAAAAAAAGAAGTTAAACGCAATGAGTTAAATCCGCCAAAAGAAAAATCACTCAAGGCGCAGGCTTTAGAGAATGTGTTTAACCAGATTGAACTTGAGCGACAGGCAGTTGAGATGCGTGAGTATTTGATTTACCACACAGACCCAGCGTTAGGTGCAGTTTGGTCAAGATACGAAGTGGAATTTAAAAAGCTTGCAAAAAAACATGATGAAGAAATTAAGCAAGAGGCTATAGCAGAACGGAACAGAAAATGGCAACGTCAAAAGCGGCTCAACAAACTAGCGGACGAGGCGTTAATTTTGGGGGCAGTTCTAGTAGTAGTTTTGGAGATGTGGGGGCTGATGTACCTAATTCGTCAGAGTCGGGATACATAGCAGTTGTTGTTTTGCTGACGGTTTTGTTTTGCCTATTGTTGCCAATGCTGGGAATTTTGTATTTTGACACCCTTACGATACAAAAGAAGGCGGAGCGTACTGAGGCTAGGATTGAAAAGTTAGTAAAAAGCTTGGAAGAAAAGGATAAAAAATGAGCGAAGAAAAAATTCAAGCAATGGAAAGCAAAAGCCAGTTGATTGAAAAAATTACGTTTGCTTTGTTGCCCTTATTGTTTTCTTGCGTTGTCTACCTTATGTCTGCGCTGTCTAATCTAGCCCATGAGGTCACCATCCTTAACAGCAAAATCAGCTTAGTGGTGACTTCGGACAACAAGCAGGCCAGCAACACAGGCGCTGAGTTGGCAAGAGAAAAATTGCGTCAGGACTTGGAAAAAGAAATTCAACGCAACCGTGACCAGATTGCAGAGAACCGAATGCACATTGCTATTTTGGAAGAAAAAACCGTAGTCAGCAAACCGATAAAAACTTTGACAGGAAAGGACTAACATGATTCCAATAGTTGCATCCCTACTTGGTAGCCTTGCCCAAAACGGCCTTACCTTGCTTTCCAGCGCCATCCAAGCCAAAGGCAAAGAGGTGGTAGAGAACACCCTTGGCGTAAAGATTCCAGATAACCCAACCCCTGAAGATGTCTCTAAGCTACGTCAACTACAGTTTGACCATGAAGAGCGGTTGCTTGAACTGGGAATTGAAAAAGCCAAGATGGAGTTGGCTGAGTTGGACTTGTTGGCAAAAGCCGCCCAGAACGATGCTGACAACATCACAGACCGCTGGCAAGCGGATATGTCATCTGACTCTTGGCTGTCTAAGAATATCCGTCCTATGAGCCTTATAGCCATCTTCTTGGGGTATTTCCTGTTTGCCATGATGTCTGCCTACGGATTAAACGCAAATGAGTCCTATGTTACCCTGCTGGGGAATTGGGGGATGTTGATCATGGGGGCGTATTTTGGCGGTCGCACGGTCGAGAAACTGGCAGAAATGAGGAAGAAATGAGCTTAAACACCGAACAAGCCGCATTCCTGCTGGATGCCTGCAAACTGATTCAATACGCCACTGACCAAGGTTTTGTGGTGACTGGTGGTGAATTGGCTCGAACTCCCGAACAGCAAGCCATCTACGTCAAGACTGGGCGCTCGAAAACCCTTAACTCTATTCACCTTAAAAGGTGTGCTATTGACTTGAATTTCTTTAAGGATGGGCAGATAATATGGGACAAGGGCATCCTTGCGCCATTGGGTGCTTACTGGGAGACTTTGAACCCCAAAAACCGCTGGGGCGGAAACTTCAAGTCGCTAGTGGATTGTCCTCACTTTGAACGAAACGTGGGGTAAAGCATGACAGCCGCATCGGTAATGACCTATGACTCCCTCGTGGAGAACATTCAGTCCTATTTGAACAGAACGGATACGGCGACCCTCGAAAAGATTCCCCTTTTTATTATGCTGGCCGAGCAGATCATTGCCAGCCAGATCAAGTTTTTGGGCAACCTGACGGTCAACACCAGCACAATGGTGGTGGGTCAGCCCATTATTGATAAGCCCGCTAGATGGCATAAAACTGTGTCTATGAACGTCACGGTGGATGGAGAGCATCAGCCTGTCCTGTTACGCAAATATGAGTATTTGCGGGAGTATTGGCCTGACGCTACAGCCAAGGGTATACCCGCATACTACGGAGACTACGATTACACACACTGGCTTGTAGCTCCAACGCCTGACGTAGCCTACACTTTCGAGGTTTTATATTACGAGCGAATTCAGCCGCTTGATAGTAGCAATCAAACAAACTGGTTCACCATTTACGCCCCGCAGGCGTTGTTGTACGGATCGCTTTTGCAAGCTATGCCGTTCCTTAAAAACGATGAGCGTTCGCCAATGTGGCAAGCGCATTACGATCAAATTATGCAGACCCTCAAACAAGAGGACATCCAGCGTATTGGTGATCGTCAAGCCTCAGTATTGGATACATAATGAGTTACAACAGCCCGTTTACTGGCAACGTCATCCAGCCAACTGACGTATCGTATCGTCGCATCATTCTGACGAATGATTTGCAATTGACATGGCCCATCAACGGAACAACTACTGATGATGCCGCCGCTCGAATCATGGAGGTGTCAACCACCACCACAGCAAACGAGTTGTGGATGCCTCCTGCCAATCAAGCATCGGTAGGTCAAGACGCATTGATCCGCAATGTAGGGTCTGTTTCTCTAACGGTTAAAGATTTTACTGGCGCAAACACCATTGTCACGGTTGCCGCTGGTCAGGCGCAGTACATCTACATCACCACAAATGCCACTACATTTGGTACTTGGGGAATCATTGCTTATGGTATTGGTTCTTCGGGTGCAGATGCCGCAACCTTGGCTGGTTATGGATTGCTTGCTATTGGTCAGACGTTGAATCAAAGTCAGCCAGTCACCACGTTTTCAAGCAATTACACAGCGGTAGCGGCAGACCGATCCAATACTTATGTGTGGACAGGTGGCGCTGGGACAATTACTTTGACGCTGGCTTCAACGCTGGGCGACAACTGGTTTATGTTTTTGCGTAACAGCGGAACTGGCGCTTTGACTGTAGCCTGTTCTGGTGGCAACACAATCAACGCTTCGTCAACCATTGCTTTACAGCCAAGCGACTCTTGCATCATTGTTTGTAGCGGTACAACTTTCTACACGGTTGGTCTTGGTAAATCTACGCAATTTGCGTTTACTCAATTGTCAAAAGCTGTAAGCACTGGCACATATACGTTGACGGCTTCAGAGGCTTCTAACGTAATCCAAAAGTACACAGGCGCGTTGAGCGGAAACGTCACAATCATTGTGCCGTCAACCGTGCAGGTTTATTACATTTTGAACGAGACTTCTGGCGCATACACTGTAACCATCTCTACAGGCTCTGGTGGCACGGCTGTGCTGACTGCTGGTAGCCAAGCAACACTGGTTTGCGACTCGGTTAATTTGTACAACGCCAACACAATTCTGGCTGGCTCTTCATCTATTAGCTTGAGCAGTGGCTCTGTTGGTGCGCCTTCATTGAACTTTGCGGCAGAGACAACAACTGGTGTTTATCGTGCCGCTTCTGGCGAGTTTGATATTGCAATTCTTGGCGTGAACCTTTTTGCTTTAACGGCAACTGGATTGCAGATTAACGGCACGGGAACCTTTACTGGCGGAATATCTGGCGGAGTATTTACATGACAGCAAAAGTTTTTGCTATTGATACCCAGCCCGGTGTCCAGCGGGATGGAACTGTCTTTGACATGAACTTTTACACCGACGGTCTGTGGGTTAGATTTCAACGTGGTCGTCCCCGAAAAATAGGTGGATACCGCTCAATTACTCAACAAGCTACGGGTTTGTCTCGTGGCATTTACGTCAACTCTGCTGATGGCGTAAACCAAGTTTTTAGTGGCTACAGTTCTGGTCTTGAGGTTATTAACGTAGATAACCTTGGCATCGGTGGAGGTGTCAATCAGTTTACTTTCAAAGGCTTTATCTTGACGCTCAATACACTTGTTGGCGGCACGTTGTACACCAACGGAACTTACACTGGTGTAAGCCTTACTGGTGGCTCTGGAGCAGGCGCAAAGGCGACCATTGTGGTTTCTGGTGCTACGGTGACCAGTGTGACGCTTACGGCGGCTGGTAACGGCTACGTTGTAGGTAATACATTGAGCGCGACGGCGGCCAGCATTGGCGGAACTGGTAGCGGTTTTTCCATCAAGGTTGCAACAATCAATAGCGGATTTACGGCAAGCGACTTAAACCTCTGGCAATTCGATTCGCTTTTCGATTCGCAAGGGAGTGGGAATCAGTTGCTGTTGGCGCACCCCGGTCGTAACTTAGCGCAGATTGACCAGACCGTAGCAACTCCAGTTTTGGCTGGAGACATCAATGGTTTGACCATGCAACCGTTGCGCGACACCAACGGCACAAGCCCAACTGGAGACACCATCTCGGTTGCTGGTGGTGTGGTTGTTTTGCACCCATACGTTTTTGTATATGGTGACAACGGCCTCATCAAAAACTCTGTCGCTGGTGATCCATATGATTGGAACGGCGCAGATGCCAACGAGACCAACGTGGCTTCCACAAAGATCGTAAAAGGTTTGCCAGTTCGCGGTGGTTCAAATGCCCCCTCTGGATTGTTTTGGGCTTTAGACTCATTGATTCGAGTATCGTTTGCGCCTACCACCATTACTGTTGGCGGAACTCCAGAAACTTTTTATTGGCGGTATGACATTATCACCAGCCAGTCATCGATCCTTTCAAGTCAATGCGTTATTGAGTATGACGGAATCTATTACTGGGTTGGCGTTGACCGATTCCTTCTGTACAACGGCGTGGTCAAAGAACTCAAGAACAACTTCAACCAAAACTACTTTTTTGACAATTTGAACTATGCCCAAAGCCAAAAAGTTTGGGCACAAAAGGTTCCTCGTTTTGGCGAAATTTGGTGGTTCTTCCCTTATGGCGACTCAGAAGAGTGTAATGACGCAATCATTTACAACATCCGCGAAGAGTGTTGGTATGACGCAGGCGGTGCTTTAGGCGCACGACGTACGGCTGGATACTTTTCTCAAGTATTTCATTATCCAATTGCGGCAGGCTCTACTAAAAGCGAGCAAGTCCTTGTTTTTAGCGCCAGCATCATTACAAACTCAACTACAGTTGTAAAGGTTCCAATTACTAACCAGATTTCGACTGGGCAAGTTGTAATTGCAAGCAATATTCCTACTGGTGCAACGGTAACTTTGATTGCGCCAAGTGCCACCGCTGGTTATTACGATGTGACTTTGAGTGCGGCGGCGACAACCTCCGCAACTGTTGTTGCTACATTTAATACCAAAGCTGGTCAAATTATTTTGTGGCAACATGAAATTGGCACTGATGAGGTGATTGATACAAC